CCTGTATAGTAACACCAGCGTGTGTTGTAGACCACCAGATTTCAACATATTGACCAGCAGTTAATCTAACAAAGAAGTTCCAGCCGTTAATACTATGTCCTGCTATACCTCCATGACTATTTGGCACAGAAATATAACCTGTAGAACCTACGACATCTGTACCATTTATACGCAACCAAATACTAGCGTCCTGTAGTGCTGTATCTGTATTTTGAAACTGCGTACTGAACTGCAAATTATATAATCCACTATATGCAACTGTTATCCTTGAGCTACTAACCATACTGACATTACTACTATAATCAGTAGTATTGAACGTCATAGCATTAGCTGTATTGGCTGTTACCGTATGTGAAACTGTATCTTGAAACGCACCATAAGGAGTAGATGACATTGATGATAGCGATGTCCATCCGTATGAAGTATATACCCATGCGCCTTCATAAGTAATGCTTGGCAAAATAGCATTAGCAAAATAGTAAATCTTGCCGACATGTGGCTTGTTTGGAAGTGCTGTCAATATGCTTAAATTACCAAGATCATCAGCCTTGTAGTTGACTGATGTTAGCTGTCTAACTAAATACTCTTTAAGTTCTGGTGATGTTGTAAAAGGAGGTTGTTCCATTATTTAATGCCCTCATAGTATTTTCCATTTGGCGCATGTAAGAACGTACCCTTTTTTTCACGAGTATTAAAATATTTAATCAAATCTTTTATTGGTGTGTTTTGTAAATTAAATTGTGATGGTTCAAAACTCCACCTATCTATACCTCCTTTTTGCCAAATTCCGCCCTGCATATCAGGTGCAGAATAAGGACTAAAACTGCTAAAGGTTATGTGGTTGGGAAGTTTAAATTCGTCTTTTAGATGACCTCCATTATCTAAATAATCTTGTATTGATTTATAAGGAGGAGGTACGCCATACTTTTTAAGGTAACTATCTAAACCATAGTCAGGACTCTCTGCTGTAGGTTTATCCATCTGTCCAAGTAATTGAGCTATTAATGTACTGTCCATTATCTCACCCCATTAATTACATATTCTATATCTAAACCACTTAAAGTAAATGGCAATAAACCAGTTGACTTGATGCGCCATGACAAAAGCTTTCCGGTAGTTCTAATATCAACCTTTCGCATGGTCTTAGGATTAAATAATACTTCAGGCTTCCAACGTACTGCGCCACCTACAAAGTCCTGTGAGCCTAATTGTATACTAACTGATTCATTAGATGTTAAGTGGGGATATACACTTTGTGTTGTTGTTACTACTTCCTGCCCTTCTAAGGCAAAACTAAGCCGTTCTAGCAACGTATTTTGAACAGTAGTGTTATCGTCCAGCTCTAGTGAAACTATTGCACTATTGACGTTATTTGTACTTACAACAGTCTTAGAGAATACCGATGTTGGATCATATGTCCAAACCCTTGAAGATGTATCCCAAGTATCAGATGTATTGCTCCATAATAAAGGCACAGCAAGATTAACGCCAAATGCTAAACCTGTTGTAGTGTTTGGTATATTACGAATTGATGTAGTGCCGTCAACATAGTTAAATATAAACGCAATGTTAGGTAATGTATTACCTACTTCTGGCACACAGAACCATATCTCTTTGGTAATCGGGTTTGTTAAAGCAAATGAATTGGCATAATAAGTAGAATCAATGTTTGTTGTTAATCGTGTTTTTAACTGTTTATTTAAAATAGACTGTATAGAGTTACCGTCATTAGATAGTATGTCACCATCAGATAAGAAGTAATGAACGCCATTTGCTTCTGCTAAGCAGTTCTTGGCTAATAATCCATGATTTGCAGACAATACCTGCCGTTGCCATACAAATTCACCACCAACGTAGTTTAAGATGTTGATGCCTCTTTCTGAATAAAGAACAAAAGCATCACGCAATGTCTTGCCGTCAATCAATGCACCCATATCACCACCAATAGATGCCTTTCCAGCTATAGATGCTAAGTCTGTTTCGTCCCATGTATAAGGCAGACCATTAACATCAGCAGGATGACTCCACCGGTACGTTGATGGCAAAATAGTTCCAGCTTCTGAAAGGTTTAAGGCAAACAAGAAGTCTTTATGAGAACGTATAATATCAGCACTATAGCCCATTGCTTGCCAAGTGCTTCCTACCTTGAAGTTAAGTGGTTGAAGTATCTGTGCGGTTTGCTGTGGCGACCAATATTCTGGATAATGCTGTTTATTATTAAATATTGGTATGCTTCCTAGTAAACAACTATGCCAAAATAGCTCACCGTTTGCACTAATGCCTGGATAACCTGTAGCAGATGTAATATTAGTCCATGACGCTCCGTTATACGCCCATGCTGAGGATTGTCCTATTAACACATAGAAGCTACCGCTAGCACCCAATATTGGCTGAATTACACCTGCCTTGAAGTTAGATGGTGGCGTTGCTAATGTCTTAGACATGTTAAAGCCGACTATTTTATTATTTATCAGTCTAAAGTTTGTGCCGTAGGTAAATACTTCAGGTGGTAAATCACAAGGTTCTAAATCAAAATTAACATTTTGCATACCCAAATTATTAATTTTTAATAATGTCATAGCAATTTACCTTGAGTAGCTAATAATAATTGTTGGCTTGTTTGGTTAGCTGAAGTCATCTCATTTCTAAAGCTTTCAACCGCTGCACTGGTGCTTCTTTGTTGCATAGAGTTTTCTATCATTAGCATTGGTAACCAACTCATAGCGCATCCGTGTTCGTCCATAACTTCACCTGTGTTTGGATTAGTGCCAACTAACTTGGTGTACCATGCGCATCTATGGATTGCTCCGTCTTTTATTTCTTCACATTTTGCCCCAAGTGGGCATGTTAATATTGTTTTAATTTCCATTAGTTTTTAGAGCAAATAATCATATCAATATATCTTGGTGTCCAGTCAGAAGCACTACCATTTGCTGAAATTGAACCTGATGGCGTACCAGCAGATGCGCCTTGTATTTGAGCATAACCAATTCCCGAATTTGGAGTATCAATACCGCCATTTGCAGCATTGCCTTGATAACCATTTGATGATCTATAACTAGCCCCATTAGGATGAGTATGTCCTGCATCTGAGTGAGTATGCGCTCCCATTGCATTACCAGTAAATGTATGTGTATGTGAAGATACAACATTATTTAAAATAGGCGATGAACTACCACCTACCCCATTACCAGCAGTATTAACAACCCTAAGCATACGGTTAGTAGCATTATCAGAAGTATCTTGCGTCCACCCTGTTGGAGCTGCTGCCTGTGCAAAAGGCATGCGAGTTCCAGATGCAAAATAAAAGTTTGTCAATCCATGCAATGCATTTATTTCTGCCTCTGTTGCTGTGATAGCGGTTGCAAAACCTGATCCAGAAGCGCCAGGGAATTGTGCTTTTAATACTGACTTAATCAAACGTAAATGGTCATCACCTTGATTGACTGGATCAGAGCTTGTTGGGTTTGATGTAATAAAACTTGATATAGTTGAGCCTGTTTCTAAACCCATAATAATTACCCTGGAAAAGTAGTAAGTGAAGTGCCTGACCAAGTGGATTTGGCATCATTTAAAGTAATTTCTGACATGGCTTGCTGGAATCTATTGTCCCATAAAGCTGATGCTTCAGCATCTTTTATGAAGCTATTAATCTCAACTAAAATACCAAACACATACGCATCTGGATTAGACTCAGATAACCAGTTGCTTGTTATGCCAGTTGATAATGGTGGCAATGTTTGAAAGTAATCTATCTCTAGTGAGTGCGTGCTATCATAAAATGGTTGCACATGAATATTACCTGATATAACTGTATAACATGGGAATTGCGTTTCACCATTATTAACCAGATTAGCCATCTGCTCTGGATTAACTTGTAACAATGTAACCCTGCTTGCTGAGTTAGTTTCATCTATTACTTTAATGGAACGCATAACAGAATAGTTACTTGGCAATGGATAATATTCAGTTGTAGAAGCCATAGGAGTCTTAGCCCTGCATGACATATCTAATGTCATTAAAGTTCTATTTATTCTTGCTTCAGCAACCTTTATAAATAAATCTATGCGAGATGTTACCTCTGTGTCCTGCCTATCTGCATAACCTAACGCCAAGTCTACAATTTCTGAATAATTCATTTTAATTCCAAGTTATTGGTGTTGTTGTTTCTTCTGTCCAAACTGCTGTTGCTCCTTCATCTTGACATGTCCATACATCTACTGCACCAAACTCAAATTCCCAATCGCCTAGAAATAATTTGTTTGTTGAGGTAAATCCGCTATATGTATATGTGCCATTTGAAGTAAATATTTTTGAATGTCTATTAACTATTGCATCAACGCCAACATAGTTATATGTTCCATTTTCTGCATTTAAGTATCTGGTCTGCAATATATCACTTGATTGACCAATATATGTATAAGTCCCATTATTTGCATACTGAACTCGGTTATTATTACCAAGCCCTGCAAAAGTAGATTGAGCAAAAGATGCTATGCCAAACATTACTCAGACCAGGGCAAAGGTGGAGTTACGATAGATGGATTTATTTTTGCTTCTAATTGACTTAATACATTAAATTCATAAGCAGCTACTTGTTTTTCACCCAAAGCATCTTTAGTCCAAGCAACCACTTGATCTAAAGTTAAATCTGCATATGGAATATAGTTAGGTTTATCAGCGTCAACTTCAAATGATGCTGTTCCGTAGACTGCGCCTGTGTAAGTTCCGTCTGTAGCTGTTAAAGTCCAATGTGATGTTACGACATAATCAAGCATACCGTTGACATTTGGTCTGCAATCCATTGCTACAATATTCCAAGTGTTTGTTATTGACATATTATTTTCCAAGTAATTTAGTTGAAGCTTCTGACCAATTTATTTTCATGTTATGCGCTCCTTGCTAGAAAGCCAGAAAATCTAGAAGCATACGGAACACCTGCAAAAGAAAAAGATAATGCCCCAGTTCCTACTATATAAGAATAAAGCTGTACATAATCGGTAGTCCCGTTCATATAGATAGGAGAACTTGACCCTTGAGTATTGAAGCTTCCAGCTGATGCTGTATATGCTACTTCTAAACCTATACGTATAGCAGATGCTCCATTTTTATATATTTCCAAATATGATCCAGTTAGTGTTGTAACTGCTGTTGGTCTACATTCTCCCGTAAAAACATAATATCCAGCTACATTCGGCATAAAGGCATAAGCAGGAATACCATTTACAGATGCTCCAGTGGCATTGAATCTGGTAGCAGTATCAAACTCAACTGTATTTATAACCATTAATTGAAGTCCTGAAGTAGCCGACTGTGTTGCATTATTATAAGCACTAAACGCTGGTCCATTCACCATCACCGTACCTGTTTGTGCTGGCAAAGTTAAGACTGTACTCCCTGCAACCGCTGGCGCTTGGAGTGTACAAGTTCCGCTCGTGTCCCCTGCTATAACTACACTTGACATTATTTAATCCCCAGTAATTGTTTAAGTTCATCCACACTGAGTCCCGCATTTTCGAGTTTTTGTTGTGGTGTTAGTTCCAATGGCTCAGGTATTGGGTCAGCAGGCTCAGGTGTGTTGCCTTCTTCCAGCCAGATTAGGTATTGTGCATAGTCTGTATTAGCTGGATCATTAGGGATACAAGCACCGTCTGAGATGCGGATTATTGATGTGTTGTTAGTTAGTTTGTACATTTCTTAAAGCTCCGCTGAGGCTGTAAAATGATACCCACAAATGTTTGCAGCCGTTGCTCCAACTCCGCCAGAAAACCCACGTGAGCCATTAGTATTTACAGTCGCCATTGCAGGATTAGTTCCTGTTGAATAGTTATAAAAAACTCCAGACGCACCATTATTAGCGCTATAAAACGTGAGGGTAGGTATAGCTCTCATTACAACAGGAAACATAATTGTTGGGAAAGATTCACCGCCTGTTCCAGCAGTTTGAAACCTTATTTCACCTGTTGTGGTAACAGTTCCTAGAGCAGTTGCTTGTTCATAACTCTTTTGATAATACCTCTGACACATCGCCAACTCTTGGCTGTATGCACGTTGGTCAAATGATGTTGCTACTGAGCCTTTTTCTAGTTGGACACCTGTGACCCAAATAGTAGCCCCAACAGCACTTACAAAGTTAAATAATATTGCAGCGCCATTAGCAAAATTCATAGAACCATTAGAGCTACTAAAAGTGAATGTATTTTTTACCCAAGCTCCATTTGTATAACTAAGTGCTTGGGATGCGCCATAGTTTGTCCCAGCATAGTTATCCTGTGCCGTTGGTGTATATGGCTGTACATAACTGGCTGTCCCACTCAAACTAGATGTATATAACCAGAATGATAAAGTTACAGTTTGAGCCGCTAAATCCATTGCATTGTACGATTCAATTTTTTGAGCCAGTTGCACACTTGTTGCGCCAGTTTGAGGTAATAAGGTTAGTCCGTAATTAAAACCACTCCCTGCGGGTAAGCCTGGACTATTAGCACCAAAAGTTTGACCGCCAAAACTATAACAGAAAAACCTATCAGCAACAAAAGATGTTGCACCAGTACCCACAGTAAACGAAGCATGAGCATTACGCTGGTCTATAACCATCCCTCCGTTGATGATTCTGTTTTTGAAGCCAAAAGTGTTGGGCGTGTTTAATGACCCTGTGATCGTTTCATTTGGTGATGTGATTCCACTTGTTCCATCTAGTACGATCATTAGTTATTCTCCAGTGCTTCTATACGAGCGTTTTGCGTGTCGATGATGGCTTTGAGTTCTTGGATTGCTTTAAAAGCTAAAGAAACCATATTTGCATAGTGAAGCGCGTCTGGTTGATTCTGTTCGTTATATTGAACAAATTCTTTTAGTCCAACAGCATCTACTTCTTCAGCTATCAACCCCCCAAATGTTTTTTCTCCATCATTATTACCTTTATAAGTAACGGGACGTAATTTAAGAACTTCCTTTAATCCATAAGTAGCGTCTTGTATAAAATTCTTATAACGTGAAGATGATGTTGACCTAAGTAATTGTCCACTACTATTGATGTATACGTTTGCTGCTGTAGCTGTAGTCGCGTTATATGGCGATGATACCGCCCCTCCTGTAAAAAAACTACCATCATTTAGTATGGCTAATAATTCTGTAGATGAACTATTGATGGCTCGAATAGCTCTAGTGGCACTAGTGGAGCCAGCACCTTTTACTTGGAAAATAGCATCAGCACTCGTAGTCCCCACAAGCAAATTGCCTGAGGAGTCGATGCGCATGCGTTCTATACTATTTGTAATAAATGTTTGTGGATGAGCAGTTAAAGTCCCAAGCTCACCATTTCCATCCGATGGATGCGATCTGAATATTGTCTGTACCGATGTTGTGTAACAACATAATCCACTTTGTATCTCTAGTTTAAAACTTGTAGGAATGCGACCAATCCCCACGTTTTGCGAGGCATCTATAGTCAGTGCGGTTGTACCACCTGTTTGTAATTGTAATATTCCAGAAGCATCAGCAGTTGTGATAACACCGCCTCCGCTCGCTGTACTTGCGTTAATTGTTGAACTCATAGCTACAATACCACCCATCTTTGTGTGCTAGGCACAGTTACGACAACACCAGAATTAATTGTTACCGCTCCAACACTTACAGCGTTATAGTCAGTAGGGAATGTGTAAGATGCGGATACGGTTTTATTGTTTAACATAAATCCATTAGAAGCTAATAACTGAGAAGAGGTAGTTGTTCCAGTAGTTACTAAACTTGTGCCTGTAGCTGCACCAATGTTAGGCGTTACAAGTGCTGGATTGGTAGCAAATACAGCAGAACCAGAACCTGTTTCATCAGTTAAAGCACCTGCAAGATTAGCTGAAGTAAAAGACCCTAAAGATGTTGCGTTGCCTACAGAAGTTACAGCACCTGTAAGATTGGCATTAGTAGTGACTGTAGAAGCTAATGTAGCATTTCCTGCCGTCAATCCTGTTGCTGTACCTGTAATATTAGTGCCAACAAATGACGCTGGAGTTCCAAGTCCTATGGCATTACCAGAGGCATCTAAATGAACTGACTTTTCAGCAGGGTAAGTACAAAAGACATCTTTAGTTCCAGCTGTAAATACAACTAATGCACCAGCGTTAGAAGAAGCTAAGACAGTAGTACGAGCAAGAGTAGTACCTGAAGCTGTATAAGTGCCAATACCTACTTCCCAGTTAGCACCGCCCTGATCTGATATACAATAATAAGTGGTATTTCCATTTCCTATTACTGCAAAAGATTGAAATCCTAATGCAGCACCAAGAAGAGTTGCTGTTCCTGTGCCTACAACTGTAGTTGTTTCTTTTACTCTGTCATTAACTGCAAGAGCCATTTTATTTCCTTAGCTAACTTGGAATACGCCATTAGTGGCATCGAGTACGATCTGCACTGTTTCACCTGCTGTAACAACCTGACTTGAGCCGTAATCCCATGATCCGATCGGTACATTAAGTGTTGAGTTATACAAGATTGCATAACGATAGGTAAAACCAACTCCACTTGCTGTCCATATAGCAGGACTATCAAGCACCAATTTAAACAATCCAGCGGTCTGTGAAGATGAAGTAGTAGTACAAGTATTACCACCAGCGGTATAACCTCCAGCGGTTGCAAGATCAGTTGTGCCAGCTACAAAAGTAGTATCAGCAAGATTGATAGTTGCAGCTAGTGCTATTTTCCAGACATCTGTACCAACATTAGTTCCTTCTAATAAAGATTCAACGCCAGCGGTATATTTTGTATATACAGATGTTGCCATTGTTATTTTCCTAATTTATCGGTAAAAAACATACCCTGTGATCCAGCTAACGCCATAACTAATGATGTTATAGCTTGTGATTGTTCAGGTGGCATATTATATATCCCAAACGCTCCTAGACACCATATTAATCCTCTAATGGTGCTACCTTCACGCAATAATTCTTTTAGATACTCTTTCATAGTTCACCTGTTATTTGATTAATAAGTCAGCTTCTAACTGTCGTCTTTTAACTAAACCATTAAGAATAGTTCCATTACTCTTATTCCATTTCTTAATCTCTGTTGATGCAGCAACCCAGTTACCTTTATCAACCCTTAGTTTTAATGTTGATTTATTGTAATTCGTTATGCCTAAATTATAAACAAAATCCGCTATTGCAGCTTGTTTTTCCATGTTAGCAGTTGCTAGTATT